AGCTAAAGTTACTCCACCATAATTAACATCATTATTAGCTAGTTCTGCATTTGCGACTCCACCATCTTTAATGGTAACAGCACCACTTGATACTGCAAAGTTATCAGAACTAAAAGAGGCTATACCTTTGTTTGATGTTGTAGCATCTTCACCACTAACTGTTAAAGTTTGTCCTGAAGCTACTGTGTCTATACCTTCACCTGAAGCAATCGTAAATGTTTGTGAGTCTAAATCTATTGAACCTGATCCACTTGCACCTGCAAAGTCTAAATCTTGAGCAGTAACTTCTGCATCTACATAAGCCTTAACTGATTGTTGTGAAG